ATTGCAAAATCTTATATGAAATTATATTTTAAGCAACAAGAAGTTGTTTCTTCATTTGGCAATTCATTTAAATCTTTTGGATTTGATGAAGTATAAATATATTTTAGATCCTGAACTGTTTATAAATGGCAGAAATTAAGGTCAGAGTAGGGCAACAACCTGCGGTAAAAGTAATATCTTCACTCGCTGGTGCTCAAGGTCTGTCTTTGTCTGAACTTATTGATGTTAATGCCACTAACTTATTAGATGGTATGGTGTTGGTATATAATGGCTCAACTAAAAAATGGGATGCAACATTAACCCTAACTCCAGGGGCAACACAGAATTTAGACATCAACGGGGGAAATTTCTAAAATGGCAAGTATTATCAGGATCAAAAGATCCTCAGGTACTAACAAACCTTCTAGTCTAAACTGGGGTGAATTAGCATACGTAACAGGTATTGGAAGTTACGGTGGTATCAATCAATATAAAGATAGAATCTTTGTTGGTGACGATGGTAGTAACGTAAATCCAGTTGGTGGTTACTATTACACCTCTATGATGGAGCACCAGCCAGGAACTATTGCTGGTGTATCCAACACAAGAAATAGTGACAATGGTGTAGTTGCGGTTCTAGCTCCAGCAACCAACACAAGCGATAGTTCTAGTTCATTAAAAGTAGATCAGTGGAACGTAGATAATCTTAGATTAGACGCCAATACTTTATCATCAACAAATACTGATGGTGATATTATTATTGACCCAACTGGTATTGGTAGTGTTCGTATACCAGACAATACTTATCTAAGTTTTGGTGATGATAGAGACGTAGCAATGCGCTACGATGAAGCAACTGATGATAGATTTGAAATTGAAGGTGCCGACTGGTACTTTGAGAATGGCGTAGCAATTAAAATTGGTGATGTTACAGAATCAACCAACAAAGATACCGGTGCTCTGGTAGTAGAAGGTGGAGTTGGTATTGAAAAGAATTTAAACGTTGGTGGAAACGTTGTAATAGGTGGAAATGCATTATTTGATGATATTAGAATAGAGAATAATGTAATATCCACAATTTCTTCAGATACTCTCTACATTGATCCATTCCCCGGTGGACTGAGCAATGAAGGTACAGTTGTTGTTAAAGGAAATCTTCAAGTTGATGGTACTACAACATCTGTAAACTCTACAACTGTTGATCTTAATGATCCTATCATTATTCTTGGTGATGTAACAAGTGTAAGAACGGTAATGACCACGGTTGTTACTGGTGTAAGCACAATCAGATTAGATTCTGTTGTTGGCATCAACACTGGTGATGTTGTTAGTGGTAATGCTTCTCTGTCACTATCTGGTGTCAATACCGTTACTGCGTATGACACAACAAATAAAATTATCACATTAACTAATGCAGTTATTGGTGGTATTTCAACAACATCACAATTAACAATTACTCACGCATTTGATACAAATACAGATCGTGGTGTTGGTTTTAACTACAATACAAGCACTGGAACTGCAAACAACAAAACTGGTTTCTTCGGTTATATTGATGGAACCAATGTAGGAAGTGCCGCTTCAATAAGATCCTGGACTTACATTCCAGATGCAACTATCACAAATAGTGTAGTTACTGGAACCAGAGGTTTCCTTGATATCAAGGGTATTTTCTATCAAACTGGAGATTTCAATACTCACGGAGTTGTATACTTCGATCAGAATGGATTACAAACTTCTACAAATAATCCAAACTCTCCAACAATTACATCTAAGCAGATTTTAACTGCAGTTAGTGAAGTTAACCTACTTTTGGGTAGTTCAGTTACTGTTTCGGTTGGTGATATTATCAAACAAGATAGTTCAAATGCTTATGGTGTAGTTAAAGTTGGTGGAACAGTTTCCACTCTTATTTTGACTGGTGTTGAAGGAACCTTCACAAATACCTACAACTTAAGAAGAGAAGGAAATAATGGTTCCATTCAAGATCTATTAATAATTCCAACTTCTGTAGTTGGTATACATACTAATTTACCACACTGGACTTCAACCTTAGATGGAGGAACTTTTTAAAATATGACTAGAGACAGTGAAGTTGATGTAAATGTTTTAATGCGTTTATATAATCAAAAATTAGCAACACTTACAAATCAAAATGTTTTATTAGAAGCAAAATTGCAGACTTTGGTTGATGATTTTGCTCAAGAAAAAAATGAACTTTTGGCAGCAAATCTTGAACTACAAAATAAATATGATGAATTGAAAAAGTCAAAAAAGTCTGAAGAGTAAAAAGAAATGGCAAAACCATCAACTAGACAAGAACTCATTGATTACTGTCTAAGACGCCTAGGAGCTCCTGTATTGGAGATTAACGTTGATGATGACCAAATAGATGATTTAGTTGATGATGCCATTCAGTACTTCAATGAACACAACTATGATGGTGTTGAAAGAATGTATCTGAAGTATAAAATTACTCAGGATGATATTGCTAGAGGTAGAGGTCTTACATCAGTAGGATCTGTGGGTGTTTCAACCACGGGAGTTGGTATTGTAACAACTAGAGGAACTTCTACCAATAGTGGCAGTGGCGTAGTAACTTCAACCTTTTACGAAACATCAAACTTTATACAAGTACCAGATTCGGTAATAGGTATTGAAAACGTTTTTAAATTTGATACTAGTTCTATTTCTGGAGGAATGTTTAGTATCAAATATCAGTTATTTTTAAACGACTTATATTATTTTAACTCCGTTGAACTTTTACAATATTCAATGGTTAAATCATATCTAGCAGATATTGACTTTTTATTAACTACAGATAAACAAGTTCGTTTTAATAAGAGACAAAATAGACTGTATTTGGACATTGAATGGGGAGCACAATCCGCTGGTAACTTTATAGTTATAGATTGTTATAGAGCACTAGACCCACAAGATTTTAGTAAAATTTACAATGACAGTTTTGTCAAAAAATATTTAACAGCACTTATCAAACGCCAATGGGGTCAGAATTTAATTAAGTTTAGGGGAGTAAAACTTCCTGGTGGAATTGAGTTTAATGGTAGAGAAATATATGAAGATGCTGAAAGAGAATTAGAGCAAATTAAGAGAGATATGGCTCTGGAATACGAGCTCCCACCATACGACTTTATTGGATAATGGCACTTAATCCTTTTTTCTTACAAGGAACTGCAAGCGAACAACGTTTACTACAAGACTTAGTAAACGAACAGATGAGAATGTATGGTGTGGAAGTTATTTACATACCAAGAAAATTTGTAAGAAAGCAAACTATCATTCAAGAAATTCAGTCATCTGCTTTTGATGATAACTTTGCAATTGAAGCATATGTAAACACTTATGATGGATACTCTGGCGCTGGAGATATTTTAACAAAGTTTGGAATGAGTCTTAGAGATGAGTTATTAATTACAATCTCAAAAGAAAGATTTGAAGACTTTATCGCACCATTTTTGGGTGCATTAGACACTGGAACAGAAACTTCTCCTATTGAAGTGTCAACACGCCCAAGAGAAGGAGATCTTGTATATTTTCCACTAGGTCAAAGAATTTTTGAAGTAAAATTTGTAGAGCATGAGCAAC